TGCGATCCACTCGGTCAGGGATCGATGGCAAGATCCAGTCAGGATAGGCATCTTTGTCGCTAATGAGTGCGAGTGAGATATCGACTGCAAAACCTGCACGCCGAAGCGCACGATACATTTCATGCAGACTGATAGCCCATTGATCGAGTGCGTTATAAGTGTCTAGGTCGATGACCTTCTTCTTAGCCATGTCGAAAATTATCGCTCTAAGAGTATGTTATAGATCTCATCGACACGCGAGTTGAGGCGCTTAATCTCAGACAATAGGTGCGTGATCACATAACCTGCAAGCCCACCGATTACGGCAAGGCTGGCAAAGTAAAGAGTGAAGAAGTTTTCCTGTGTCACTTTTTATTCACGCCAAATGATGCGTCATTAGGATTAAGCCATCGCAAGATGACAGGTGCTAGTGCTGCGCCACCGGCCATTGCTAAAGTCTTAGGGTCAGTTACGCCTGCCATGTATAGCGCCAATGCAGCTGCTAAGAATGATCGAGCCCATGATGCTGCGAGTGACTTTGCTTGTTCCATTATTTGCCTCCTAGTAACGGGATATGAAAGAAAGAGCCGTCCGTATCGCCTTGCTTAGTGAAAGAGATATGGCAATGATGATTATGCGGATTGCTCCCAGTGTACTTTCGCCAGCGCCAGCCCATGCGAGACGATGCAATTCTTCCGTCGAAAATGATGTAGGCAATTCGCTTCTCGCCACGCTTTGCCGCGAGTCGAAGCTGATCTGCAATATCGGGCATGAGGTCGGGCTTGCCTGGCTTGTGTACATCTCGATCGACATCGATGGCTCGTACCACCCCTGACGCTGGATCAGGATTGTGGTCAGAAGGACGCGCTGAATGACGGAGATCGCCGATCCAGCCATCGGAACGCCTATCTCTATCCGCATAAGTGTCGTCGAACTGAAGTCGAAGCTGTTGTCCAGCCTTGCATAAGACTGGTTTCATCCGAGCAAAAGTTTTGCTTCGACTTCGGTAATACCTAAGCGCTCAAGTAGTGCAGCCTTAGCTGCAGCCTTTTCAGCTTGCTCAATCTCCTGTGCCTTGATTCTTGCTTCTGATTCCGCAATCGCATCAAGAATCTCTTTCAAGTCATCGCCTGTTGCAATGTGTCGCTCGCCGTTGGTATTAGTCCAATATGTTTTTTCTGTTGTCATTATTTTGCCAATCCGTAAATGTAGAAAGTACCATTAATTGTTGAAGCTCCACCTGTCAAAATACCAAAACCATTGTAAGACGTTGCAAGTGTGTGATTACCCGCCCATCCTTGCCAGCTAATTGTGCTAATTGCAGATGGTCCTACCGCATAATAAGTTGTGGTCGCTGCTATAAATGGACTGTATAAATCAATGGTAAATGCGCCTCTGTCTGTTGTTAAAGGTGGAAGTTGTCCAACGGTTGCACCAGTAGTTCGAGCAGCATTTACTGTAGCGCCAGTGACATTTAAGTATTGATCGTTATAATCAGCGCCAGTTGCATTTGTAGTATCGGCTCTCATACGAATTTGTGGGTTAAGACCACCTGAGGCAGTACCAACAAAAGTAATTCGATAATTGTCATACGTTGAGGAGAATATAGGAGAAGCGTTAGAACCAAAGTTTATTGACGAAACCGATCCGCCAGTGCTAGTTGTCTGAATTAAAACCAAGCCGGGTGAAGCAGGTGCGCCACCGATTGCCACCCACGCTGTGCCTGAATAGTATTCAGTTGAGTTAGTGTCTTTGAGGAAAGAGATCATGCCTTCTTGAGGTGAGGCAATGGCTGAGGTACGAGCTGCCGCGCTGGCAAAGACCATGACAACCTGAGAGGCCAAATAGCCATTTGCGTCGGCGGCAGTTAGCACGTCCCCTGTCGTAAATTCCTTAAAACCTAAACCTGCTGCCATTGTTTATCTCCTAGTATCCCATTATGGATTGTCCGATTATACCGTAATTCGATGATCCTATAATGAATCCCTCCACTATAGGCTCAAGTGTTGTAACTGTACATTTCATGCTGTTTGGGGTGATGTCCCATGCTAGACCCTGCACCTGCAAAGTTTTGACGATTGTTGATCCATCTGGCTGGACGTTAGTGATCTTGACGTTATCAAAGTAGTCAAGGCCAATCATTGTGTCTGTAGGGACTGCCGTGTCCAATAGATCGACTGTCATTGCATCAATGCGGATTGTTGTCTCAGCTCTAGTTGCCACATATATCTTGGCAATATCTAAGACTTGAGCATCTGTCTGAAGAATCATCTCTGTCAAAGTAGTGCCATGAGGAAAGTACTTAGCCGAAGAATCAACATTGACTGCCGTTTGTGCTGTGCCACCTATGCGTGTCATGCTGGCTTGATTGATGATGAGTTTGTCATCGAAGGCATATTGGAGATTGGCATAAGGAATGCCAGTAGTTTGATTAAACTCAATCGGCGCAGGCGCTAAAGATGAGACTACATCGGCTCTATCCTTAAATTCTGCAATACCTTCGGAGTCTATAAAAAAGGCGCCCTGCTCGGCAAACTCTGCTGCTTTAAGGGCTTGCAAAGACGTGCGAGCCGTGCCGGGATCGACTTGAACTGTTGTCGAGCCTGTGTCAATCGCACGCATAGATAGCGGATATTCCACTTGATCTAAAATCTTAGTGATGCGCGTGCCAGTAGTTTGTCCGGCTGTGGCGCCGGTCACACTTGCTATGTTAGCCATCTGAAAGAGTCTGAAAGCGTCATAGCAATGAATATCGACATACCCTAATTCTTGGCCTGTCGGATAGGTGTATTTGTATGAATCAACATAGCCTGAAAATAAAAAGTGCTGGGCCGTCGAAGTGGTTGCCGCGACACGAATCTTACGTAATGGAGTCAGGTAGCCAAAATAGGGTGAAGCTGTATTTTGAGGGTTAAATGCGCCATCCTGATCGATTACTCTAACTGTGCAAGTGCCTGCCTCATAGGTATCACGCATAACGTTACGCCCACGAGCGATCTTGATGGATCGAGTCACATCGCTGAGATCGACTGTAGGCGTGTTCACAGGCGAATCGCCGAATCTGCTCGTGCCAATGACGCCGAAGGTTGGATCGCCTATAACGAAACCTAGACCAAACGTAGCGCCTTGGCTAAAGTCGAACGATACCGAGATGGTTGCAGGTAGGGTCATTTGATTGACGGCGCTCCACGCCCGTTATATCGACTGACATCGCTAAAAGTACCTGATAGGGATTGATTGACTTGGCTCTCTGTAATTACGTTAGTAATTTCTTCTTCGCCAACTTTGACCACTACGTTCACAATGGTGTCAGCGGTTCGACCAGCGCCTATAGCTCCAAGGCCTAAATAGTCGTTGGCTGATCTTCCGGTAATACCTGCGCCTTGTTTCATGTATTCAGGCACGTTGAAGTTAGGGACTTCCCCTCCATAAGGAATTCCGAAAGGATTCTTTACAGGCGGTGTAACACCTTCCGGCATTACTGGGCCGACGAATCCTGGTGGCTTCCAATTACGATAAGGGTTAGGCGCTTCAGGAGTTGCCAACAGTGCGGCAGTAAGTTCTTTGTTTCGCTTAATTGCCGCGTCTAATTCTGCAGATAACTTGAGCGCCTTTTCATCATTCTTGTCTAGCAAGGCTAGTTGTAAGTTAAGAGACAGGCGATCAGTTTCGCTGATCTTGCCTTTAAGAGCTGCAGTTATGCCAATACGATCAAGGTCTAAAATCTTTGATGCCTTAATCAATGCATTTTGTTTCTTCTGTGTGTCTAATTCTTTCTTTTTCATATTAGCTAAAAGCTTTGCACGCTTAGCTGCATCAAGTTCTGCTTTTTTGCGAGCCGCGGCGTTAGGATCTACATAACCAAGGCGACCTGTATGCTCTGAGGCTCTGCCTTCAAGCGGTGTTGCCGCCGCACCCATTTTAGAAAATTGATCTAAAGCTCTTATGAGAGGTGAGTAAGTCTTTAGAAAACCTTGACCCTCTATACCGCCAAGAAGTGAACCTCCGGGTAAGGATTTTATCTGAGCAATCATGATGCCTAATCCATAGATTGCATCGCCGAGCCAAGTCCCAAATTCTTGCATAGAATCCGCTAGAGGCTGGATACTGTTGCCGCCGCCAGATACTAAGGCCAAAGCATCGACTAAGCCTTTACCAATAGCCTCTTCAGCTTCACCGGCGGCATTAGATAAAATACCAATTTTGCCAGCGTAGGTTTCTAAATAAACGGCATTTGCACCAGTAAATTGCTTTGTAAGTTTTTTCTGAACATCTTCAAAGCTCATTGTTTTAAGTTCGGCTTGAGTTAAACCTAAGTAATACTTTCTAAGCCCACGAGTCTGACCCGTAAAGGCCAAGCTCAAATCATTGACTACTGTTTCATAATCGACACCTGAGCCGCGAGAGATGTCTAGGGCTTGCGCAAGTAGTTCTTGGGACTTTGTGACTGATCCCGTCGTCTGCAGTAGCTTCTGCATTGCTGGACGTAGCTGATCGTCTGTCACTCCAGAGACTTGTGCTAATCCGCTTATGAATTTTTCAATAGCTGGAGTCTCAAAAGCTAGACCTAAATTCTTGACTGATATTGCTAATTGAGATGCAGCCTTTTCATCTTCGATAAATGCCTTGACAGCCGCTTTACCAAATTGAGCAATCTTCTGTGCGCTAAAGGTCGCCGCAAAAGTAACGCCAAGCCTTTTTACAGTTCGACCTAATTTTTGCGATGCGGTTTCCGCTTGCTTGAAACCTTTGCCATCTAACTTAGAACCAATGTTAATTACAGGTAGAGCCATTAGGCAACCCTACTTAAAGGCCCGGCGGCCACTCGGTTATTAAATTCTCTGACAGTTGTATCGATTGCTTTTAGAGCTGCACCCTCAGCTTTCCCTTGACTGGCAGCCCACGCTTTGAAAATCAAACGACCTCTGCCTTTAAGGCTACTGGTGAGTTCAGGTAGATTGTCGATAAATTGCTGACCAGCTTTTGGATTTGAAGATCGACTTACGCCTTTACTTGCACCTCCAGCTTTAGGCCCTACCCATGGCTGCGGCCCCTTACGTCCAGCTATTTCATAAATAGCACCAGCGGCTGATTTATTAATAATCTTTGCCATAGAACTAAACCCATATTTATTTACTTGGCCCGGAGTTGTTTGATATGTGATACCTGAGCGAATAGTGCTTGCGCTATAAAATGGGAATTGTGCTTCGCTAAATGAACGAGCCGCCCAACCACTCATGGGTGACTCGGATGGCACAAACCCTTTAGCTTTTGCTACTACAGGTTTCATGGCATTAGCTAAATCTTTGCGTAATTGTTTTTCAAGGTCAGGTGCAAATGCTCGGATTGCTTTACGCAGATCAACGTTTCCTCGAATTTCTATTGTAGGCATCGCTCTGCTCCTTTGCTCGGTCTTTCAATGCTTTCAGTAACATCTGTAGCATTGATGAATCTAAATCAATTAAAGATTGTGGAGGGATAGCCGTCTCAATGCTCAAGCGAGCAATGAGATAGTGGATGCTATCCCTGCCTAAGCCAAAGGGTCTGACTCAGCAACCTCGACAGACTTTAGTCCGTCTAAGTAGTCTGGCCCAAATGGCTTTACTGTGACTCCACTTAGTCGAAGGCCTTCCCACGACAACCAATAGAGATGTGACTGCATAGAATCTTCCGCAAAAGCTTTATGAAATCCCTTTTTTTGATATAGCTCGAACGCGTACTCAAGGCGAGGTGTGATCTCGATATTGTGTACTTCTCCGTCTGTCATTGTTACTATTAACTTTGCCATGTTGTGCCCCTTTGTTTAGTTAGATTATGCGGTTGTTATTACGATTGTACCTGATACGTTCCAAGTTACAGACTGAGTTGATAGGTCTCCAACAGCGCCGTTCACAGGTTGTGTATTATTGACAAGGCAAGTCATCGTGTATAGTGGGTTAGTCACAGCAACAGCTCCTGAAAATTGCTTGTACGTTACTGTTACGTTGTTACCCCATACTGAAGATGAGTTTAATGTCTGTAGAGTCTTTGCAGATTCTGGGTCATTGTAGAAGTCGATTGTGATGCTTGAGGCCTCTAGGCCTTTTGTCATACGATGCCCTGAGTCCCCGAGTGCAGTGACCTCAAGTTCGTCGAATGATCGATTGATGGTCACGCTGCTGACCAAAGTTGAGAGATCCACCGAATTTACAGTAAGAACTCCGGTATTAGCTAGATATACTGCCACGGTTTATTCCTCTTCTTTCTTAGTTGTTGGTTTTGTTTCTGCCTTTGGCGCGACCTGACCGATTTTAATCAGGAAGGCTTCGTTCTCTTTTTCCCATTGTGCTAGATCGGTCATGATCAGCTCCATTCCGTTAGGGTACTGATTGCAATGTCGCAAACCAGTAAATCTCCAGAAGCGATTGACATCACGCTCGGCGCGCTGACGCTTCCTACATTAAACACGATGCTTGAGGCATCTAGTAATTGAAAGACTCTAACTATGTCATCTTCCATGCCAGCAAGGTTTCCTGCGTTGTCCAAAAGAGGAACAAGAATCTGCAAGCGAAAATTAGCCATGGGAGCCACAGAGGTGCGGTCATTATTGGTAGGCGTGATGTATGGGTCTGCCGGAGTCAAAACAAGGCTATTGGCTGAAGGCGTAGTGGGTGGAAAGGCATAAACCGAATACTTGCTGTTATCGGTAAGTGCCGCCGCAATAGTGCTTCGAAGTGTGGTTATCGCTGGCATTGTCAGCCTATGAGAGATCTGGGGTCAAGGTAAGGACTGATAAGCCCTCTGACGCGAGAGATAAGCTGCGAGGACATAGCGTAAAGGTTTCCTATTGATCCGTCTGGGTTCATGCCGTTGCCAGAGTTAGTTTGGCGAGAAGTCCAGATAGATACACAGATCATAAGGCTAGCTTCTTGGATTGCTGGAATCGTTGTGTAGTCTGTGTAAGTCTCAGCTGCTGCAATGCCATAAGGATTAACCTCATGGTAAGGATTATTATTACCAGCCGTTATTGTGATATTAAAATCATAAGTATTGACTGCTGTAATTGTCTTTGATCCATTGAAGCGGCTACCTGCTCCGCTAATTGTCACAGTCTGACCTACATAAAAAACTTTATCTATAGGTACATCAAAGTAGAGAGTGCCAGTAGTGCCATCGCTGGAATGCGCGATGATTGACTGTTGGTTCTTCCATAGAAAGGGTAATAGGACGTTATCTGCGGCATCTGTCACGGATTGAAGCGTCGCGTCACTGTAGAGCGATCCCACTCCAAGTGCGGCGCGAAGTTCTGCGACTGTCGTCAGACTCATACTATGATCCTTTCTAAAGACT